GAGATGTGGCAGAGCACTTGCCGAGGTTCAAGAAGCCGTTGATTCTTGCGAGATCATTGTGGGCTTTAACATTAAGTTCGACCTTCATTGGTTACGCAATTTGGGTCTACGATTCAATCATCGGAGGGTCTTTGACTGTCAAGTGGCTCAGTACGTTATATCACGTCAGCGTACTAAGTACCCTAGCCTTGCTGGGTGTCTTGAGTTATATGGCTTGGAAGGAAAAATCGACATAGTAAAAGAGGAGTACTGGGACAAAGGTATTGATACACCTGACATACCTTGGGATATTCTTAGTGCTTATAACATTACAGATGTGGAGCAAACCTATCAGTTGTACCTAGCACAGCAAGCATTACTGAACCCTATACAGAGGCGGTTAGTGCAGTTATGTTGTGATGATTTAGTTACACTGGAAGAGATGGAGTATAACGGCATTCCTGTAGATTTAGATGGGTGTCAGAAAGAACTGGAGAGATTGTATGGTGAGATTGATGCGATTATTAAGAAACTTGCTTCTAGATACCCTCATGTACCCATTAACTTTAATAGTCCTGACCATGTATCTGCTTATCTCTATGGTGGAGATGTTGAAGAGGTTCGTAGGGAACTGGCTGGGTTTTACAAGACAGGTAACAAGATCGGACAGCCTAGGTACAAGGTTGTTAGACAAACTCATACACTCATGGGGATGTTTAAACCGATTGAGGGATCGGAACTAGAAAAAGAAGGATTGTTTTCAACCTCGGAACCTATACTTAGACAGATTAAAGATAAGTCAGGTACGATTAAACTACTTCTTGAATTTGCGGCTCTGACGAAACTCAAGGAATTCTTTGAGAGTTTCATTAAGATAAATGCCGAGCGTAATTGGAGGCAAGGTGAGATTCATGGGTCATTTAACCAAGTATCCACATGGACAGGTAGGCTGTCATCAACGAAACCTAACCTACAGAATATGCCACCTGAGTTACAGGAGTTTGTAAGGAGCGAATATGGGTAAACTTAAGCAACAAATGATTATCTCACAGGAGGAAGCTCAGATTGCGGCTGAGTCTTGGGAGCACACAGTAATGTCTAACATAACCGAGTATATTGGTATTCATGGAGCATCAGATTTCAAAGATGCTCTTATGATGTTTAATCGAGATATCTATGACAAACTATTTCACCCACAGGAGGAGAGTACTAAATGCTACCTGACTGAGAAACATAATGTATGATTATACAGGCGGACGCAAAAGCTCTGGAATGGTACACGGCAGTATGGTTAAGTCAAGATCGAATAGGTATGCAAGAAATTCTAAATGGAGTGGACTTACATACAGAAAACGAGAAAGCCTTCGGCTTGCCATCTCGACTTATTGCAAAGAAGTATCTGTTCAGAACAATCTATCGAGGATCGGCATACGCCTTTTCAAAGGATCCCGAGTTCACTTCGACAAGCTCGTCCGTTCGTTTTTGGGAAGGCATCGGAGAAAAGTTCTACAGCAAGTACGCTGGACTGAACGCTATACACAACAGGTGGGCAGGGCTAGTAGGACAAGGAAAGCCTATTATCGGTCCGCAGGGACGTGAGTGGCTACTTGAGATGCGACCTAACAAGCGGACAGGGGAGTTGCAATTACCTTGGACGACTTTAACTAACTATCCAGTACAGGGAACAGGTCATGATATCATGGCTGTGATTCGAGTATCGTTCTTCAATCGCTTCAGAAAACAACAGATCGAAGGTAAATTGATTGGAACGATTCACGATTCTATTCTTGTAGATGTATCTGAGAAAGAGGTTGACAGAACCGTAAAACTGTTTGAGTCTTGTTTTGCAGACATGCCGACTAACTTTGAGAGGATGTTTGGAACAAAACCCAATATACCATTAAAATGTGAGTGCTCTGTTGGGGCTAACATGAATCAATCTAAGGAGTATTATGAATATTACAATCAGTAATGTAAATGTAGTTAACAAAGGCAAGTACACACTTGCAGAAGTATCATACGTAACAGCAGAAGGTAAACAGGAGAAAAAGAATGTCGCAAGTTTCGGAAACAAAGAGCTCTACAAAACGTTCACGGAAGCCAAAAGTGGAGAAGTCTACGAAGTCACCCTCGGAAAGAACGACAAAGGCTATTGGGAATTTACAACAGCTACTCGATCAACCAGCGCCCCTGCTAGCAAGGCTAGTGCAACGCCAGCTCCTCGTAGTACTTACGAAACGCCAGAAGAGCGAGCAAATCGGCAAGTTCTCATTGTTCGCCAGTCTAGCGTATCTTCGGCTATTAGTCTTCTGTCTATCGGTGCGAAATCAGCTCCTAAAGTCAATGACGTAATCGAAGTAGCTAGAAACCTTGAAGCGTTTGTGTTTGGTCGAGAAGATCTAGCTCATGTTCCTCAAGTACCTTTGAGCGAGTTTGTTGACGACTTACCAACAGTGGAGTAATTATGCTAGCCTTAATTGATGCAGACATTGTAGCGTACCGATGTGCCGCTTCCTGTGAGGGGGAGCCTGAGGATGTTGCTCTTTTAAGGGTAGATAGTATGTTGCGTGAAATACTCAGGGATACAGATAGTACGGAATATAAAGCTTATCTTACAGGTAAGAATAACTTTCGTAAACTAATCTACCCTGAGTACAAAGCGAACCGCAAGGATAAGCCTAAACCACAACACCTTAAAGCTTGTCAAGAGTTTATGGTGAAAGAGTGGAACGCAGTATTCTCTGAGGGATGTGAAGCTGACGATCTTATTAGTATCGAAGCCACAGCCTCTGATGATATGATGGGGTATGTAATATGCTCTATCGACAAAGACTTAAAACAGATTCCAGGGAATCATTATAACTTTGTCACAAAGGAACGATTGTTTGTTAGTCCGCTTGACGGATTAAAGATGTTTTATAAACAGCTAATCCTTGGTGATGTTGCCGATAATGTAATGGGGTTTGACGGGAAGGCTCGACAGAAGCCTCCTAAGTTCCTTGAGGGACATCTAGCTTTCATTGAAGACTGTGCTGATGAGTATGACATGTACCAATATGTGTATAACATGTACATCGATCAGGATATGTTAGATCTGAATGGTAAGCTACTATTTATGCTACGAAGAGAGGGTGAAATGTGGACACCACCACGAGAGGAAACTGATGGCTCGTAGGCGACCACGACCACCGTCAATATACAAGAGTAAGTTTGAACAGAATGTGAGTGAGGCGTTACCCTCAACAGTAGAGTATGAACCTGACACTCTTCCCTTTGTTCAACCTGAAATGAAACGTAAGTACATTCCTGATTGGAAGATCAAGGAGAAGGTGTACATCGAGACTAAAGGCAAGCTAACTGCTGAAGATAGAAAGAAGATGGTATGGGTGAAAGATCAGTATCCCGACTACACTTTCTACTTCTTGTTTATGAATGCCAACAATAAAATAAGAAAAGGTAGTCCCACCACCTACGGTGATTGGGCATCTAAGAACGGCTTTGAATGGGCTGACTTTAGAGACGGAATACCTAAGAAATGGATAAGATGAAAGTAACCTCAGTATTAGAGCGTGAAGATGGTAGTGCAGAATTTACAGGAGACTTAAACCCTAAAGAGTTACAGTTCGTAATTGACATTGGTTTAAACTTCCTATTACAACATGGTATCACTGTCGTAGACGGCAGTAGAGCGCAAGTACATACCCAACCTGAAGGAATGCAATAATGGCTGAATTATCATTAGAACAACAACAACGATTAGCTTCTGAATTACAACGAGCATACCAAGCAGGCTTTGCTCATGGTACAACAGTGAGTGTCCGAGGCTTCTTTGCCGCTTCTGCCCTTGAATCCCTATTGAAACGCTTCCCTGAGCAGGGTTATGCTTACGTTGCTGAGGAAAGCTTTGCAGTAGCTGATGCAATGATGGTTGCAGGAGGCTTATTAGAAGTGCCTCACACCAATTAAGGATACTTATATGACTACAATCGTTGGAGATTGGAGACGTAAGATCTTAGTGGCAGATAGTCAGTATTCAGATGACGATAACGGCATCAAGTATTTCCATGATAAAGTGTTTCGAATTGATAACACGTGGTTTGCTGGTGCTGGTCATGCTGGAGATATTGAGACTGTTCTAAAGTTCTTAAAGAGTAAAGGTAAGACTGTACCAAAGCTTAAGAATAGCAATAGCTTTATATGGCTTCGAGAGGATGGGCTATTCGCCTGCGACGAGAAGCTTGAGTGGGAAACTACGCAAGAGTATATTGCTATCGGTAGTGGTGCGATGGCGGCTGAGGCTTTACTACGACACGGACTATCCGCAGAGGAATCCGTTAACGGTGCATGTAATGTAGATCTTTATTCTCATGAACCGATTAAAGTTTACACATTAGGTGTAGACAAACCTGAAGTTTGGAGTAAAGCATGAGAATTTTATTACTAGACATCGAAACAACGCCCAACTCTGCATTCGTGTGGGGTTTATGGCAACAGAATGTAAGTCTATCAGCAATTAAGGAATCGTCTTATACGCTTTGCTGGGCAGCTAAATGGTATGGTGAGAAGGAAGTCATGTTTGACTCTGTATATACGTCCAAGCCTGCTAAGATGCTAAAGCGTATTCATGCCTTGATCAGTGAAGCTGATGTTGTGGTGCACTATAATGGTACTAAGTTTGACATGCCTACTCTGAATAAAGAGTTTCTGTTACACGCCTTAGCTCCCCCACCACCATACAAACAAGTTGATTTATTACGTACAATGCGAAGCCAGTTTAGATTCCCATCTAATAAGCTCGACTACGTAGCAGAACGTCTAGGTCTTGGCAATAAGCACGAGACTAGCTTTCAGCTATGGGTTGATTGTATGAACAAAGACGCTAAAGCGTGGAAGTCTATGGAAGCCTATAACAAGCAAGATGTCTTGTTACTTGAGAAAGTTTACACTCGAGTTCTTCCTTGGATTAAGACGCACCCTAACCATAATCTACATGCAGAAGATCATGTTTGCCCTAACTGTGGCTCTAAGAAGCTACAAGCACGAGGAGTACGACATACTGTAGCAGGAACTTATCAACGATACCAATGCACCTCTTGTGGTTCATGGTCACGAGGCAGTAAGAACTTGCGTAAAGCTGTAGAGATTAAGCCATGTTAACGGATGCTACTATTGACACAGGTATTCATGCTTTCCTTAATAACTCTACCAGTCTTAGGCCTCATTTATGCATGGATAAAAGGAGATTAAAAGTGACAATTAATGAACACGATATTAAAGATCTAACCCCTGCGGGGGGATTAAAGTTTGACCAAGCTAAGCCTAGAATGGACTTGCTGGACTTTGATGCCCTTGAGGGATTAGCTAAAGTACTAACCTTTGGAGCTAATAAATATGCTGCACACAATTGGAGAAACGGTATTAGTTATAGCCGTCTCACTGCTGCTATGTTACGCCACCTCGCAGCTATCCAGCGAGGGGAAGACATCGATTCAGAAAGCGGCTTACCACACATTGATCATCTTGGCTGTTGTTGGATGTTTTTATCTAATATGACAAAGACTCGACCTGACTTAGATGATCGTTATAAAGGAACAACAGGTAATGAGCCTAACAATTCCTGAGATCTGTGAACGATTAAAACGTCTTGATGAAGTAACCTTGCTGGAGATACTCAATATCTACAGTGAGGATATTGTTGATAGATTTAATGATGTTATTGAAAGCAAAGCTGATGAACTTGAGGCTGAGCTAGAAGAGGAATTTGATGAGTGAAACAGGAGTGAATATTCCGTTTAGTACAGTTGGTTACATTACATACAAGCGCACATATGCAAGACGCTTGGATGAGTCTAATCCACAAAGTGCTACTGAGGAATTCCCTGATACAGTAGAGCGAGTAATTAAAGCGGCTAATGATCAATTAGGTTGTAACTTTGATCTAGCAGAGCAACAACGCTTAGCAGGTTATTTGTTGAACCTGAAGGGTACGGTTGCAGGACGCTTTCTATGGCAGTTAGGTACTGAGACAGTAGGTCGTCTTGGACTAGCTAGTTTACAGAACTGTGCTTTTACAGTAGTCAATGATCCAGTACGTCCATTCACCTGGGCTATGGACATGTTGATGCTTGGATCGGGTGTTGGGTACAACATTCAAAGGAGAAACGTTGATAAACTACCAGAAGTCAATGCGGAATTTACTAGACCTATTAGGGTTGACAGTAATGACGCTGATTTTATTGTTCCTGACAGTCGTGAGGGCTGGGTACAACTACTTGGCAAGACGCTCAAGGCCGCTTTCCTTTCAGATAAGAAACCTACGTTCACTTACTCAACTGTGCTCGTACGGGGCAAGGGTAGTACCATCAAAGGGTTTGGAGGTACTGCTAGTGGTCCTGAAGATCTATGTTGGGGAATTGAAAAGATCTCTGAGGTACTAGAGAAACGAGCAGGCAAGAAGTTACGACCCATTGACTGCTTAGATATCATGAACATCATTGGCTCTGTAGTAGTAGCAGGTAATGTACGCCGTTCTGCTCAGATTGCTATTGGTGATCCAGACGATGTTGAGTTTCTTTTGGCTAAGCGTTGGGACTTGGGTAATATTCCTAATTGGCGCTCTATGTCTAATAACAGTGTTGTCTGTAACGACATTCGCGATCTCCATGAGTTTTTTTGGGACGGTTACGAAGGTAAAGGCGAACCTTACGGTCTAATCAACCTTAATCTGTCGCGTAAGGTAGGCCAGCTAGGTGATACTATGTACCCAGACCCTAAAGTGCAAGGATACAACCCATGTGCTGAACAGAG